GTGAATATACACCGCCTTTATACGCGTGCGCCCTACTGCATTGTCATTCGCATCCACGAACGCCCCAGTCGAGGTTAACGGTTTTGTGGCTTTAACATCGGTCTGCATAGTTACCCCCTATTAAGCTGCGGTGGAAACTGCGGTCCATGCGGTAGAGCCGGTTGTGTTAACATACAGCCTAGATGCTACACCTGCTCCATCTGAGCGGAGGTAAATGGAACCCTGCGCAGCCGCAATGGTGGGAGCGCCTGAACCAGCGTAAATACCAATGGTAGAGGTAGTGCCAGTGAGGAGAGCGGCCCCGCCACCAGCAGTTATAACAGCCGCGGATTGGGCGGTTACCGCGCCTCCTGTTTGGATTCCTGCGGTAGATACAACTGGGCCTGAAAAAGTGGTCGTACTCATGTCTTTTCTCCGTGTAGTAGCACTGCCCCCCGTTGTCTCTACTACGTCTGCTAGGGCAGTCAACGGGAGTTGTTTTTCCTAGAGTTAGTAAGATAGCAGAAAGTACACAAAAAGAAAGGGGGATAATTACACCCCCCTTTCTTACTACTACTACTGTTGTTCCGTGAGTTAAGCGCCCGCAGAACCCCACATGCCCAGTGGGTCGGACCAGCCGAAGCTGTACCGCTCGCGGGCCTTGTAACGGACATTCCCCGTCTCGAAGTCTCCATCCATTCCTGTACTCATAGCAGAGCGGGTGAAGTGCTTCAGGCCGTTTGGAACGTCGGTAGTAAGGAACCACGCGTTCGTATCGGTGAGCCAGTGGTGGACGCAGTAGCCTTCAGGGATAGCCCCATTCGTGCGGAGGGCGTTCAGATCGTTGTCAGCCGTACCAACGCGAAGCTCGGTTTCGAGCAAGCGAGTAGCAACAAACTGCAACGCAGGTGGGATAATCAACTTCTTGGGCTTCGCCGCAATCAGCAGACCGCGTTCATCCGTCCACGCCGAAATCTGAATGACCGCTGCTTCCAAGGAAGTCTCGTTCAAATCAGCCGGAGTTGTTGGGATGTTTGCGTTTACACCGCCAGACACCAGAGGGTGAGAAGCCGAGAACAATTCAACGCCATCACCACCTACGTAGTTACTGTCGAACCCATTGTTCAAGGTAGCCGCAGCCTTCACCTGTTTGGTATAGGCCATGGCGCGAGCCAGACCCTTTGTGTACCGCGAGGACAGCGAATCGTAGAGGTTATCTTCGACTGCTTCTTCCGTAATGGAGAAGCCTAGCGCGATTGTCTCGTGGGTATACCGAGAAGTGAATGCTTCCTGTGCGGTATCGTATTCGATACCAGAACCTTCGTTCTTTACAGGTGCCGCCCCGAAGCCCGAAAGCTTCGTTTCTTCTTCAAAGGAACGTTCCGAGGTTTCATTCTCGTAGATTTCCTTATGCTCTTCGCCGTAGCGTTTGTATTCCAAACCAAACAAAGCGTTCAGGCCCGGAAGCAGTTCCTTGAGCAGTTGTGCGCGTGAAATTGCCATGGTGTGTCTCCCTTAGACGCCAGTTGGGTTGTTATATTGGTGCATACCAGCGTTCCATTTAACGATGACTTCGGTATAAGAACCCGAAGCATTCACCGTTTCAGCAACTACATCCACGATACGAACCGGCCACGTTGAAGTGGTGTTCGTGGTCGCGCTAGCGGCTACTGCGGAATTGCCAGTGGTGGCGGAACCTGCGTTCTGAACCAGAACAGCATTGTTGCCAACAACCGTGCGCACTACACCACCAATAACGGTGGTACCGGACACGACTGCTACTTTGAACAATACGTTTGGATCATCTGCTACGTAGGCTTCAATATCCGAAGCAGTTACGGCTCCGGGATACGACTGCCGGAAGGTTTTGCCATAGGTCGCATCAGTATACGAACAACCAAGGAAAACACCGACAGGTGTTGCAGTGTTGGTGCCAGTGTCTTTCGCCAACGTCCCAGTACTATCCAACTTGACAACATCACCATAAAAAATGGCGGTTGCCGAGGCGGAAGTAATTGGAATATGCCGCGTTGCACCGGCAAATACCTGTGAACCAATCAAGTTGACTGGGCGAAGGCCATACGGCGCTTCAATTGCAGGGAAAGCCATGCCTAACTCCTATTCTAATTGCCACGACCAAAAGAGGTCTTTGTTTTCCGCTCTGTAAAAAGCGGCATTCTCGGATCGTTATCGCGCATGAAGTTGTTATCGACAGACTCCATGTTTGCTTTATTCTTGTCACTGAAATATTTGGCGCGCTGCCCTACCATTTCAGTTGGCATCTTACAGAGGAGCAAGCCCCCCATTTCGATGTTATCGGTAAACTTGCTATCTGCATCGGACAACTTTGCCAACTGTGGCTGTTCCTCTGATCTAACAGGTTCCCACCCCTCCCGCATCTTACCAGATACGTTTGCGGCATCGCTTTTGCCCATACTGGAAACGCGTATCCAACGGTAGTTGTACCCGGCTTCCTTAATAGGTTCTGGCAGCGTGGATGCTGGTTGCCAAACCTTTGGACGTTCCTGATGTTCGCGGGCTTCTAACACCCTGTCCACCCGGCTTTCGGCACTATTGTTGCGTTTTACATCGTTCATCAGTTCGACTCCATTTTCACGAGTTCTTCAGCATATTGCTTCGGGGTAAGGCCCAGTTTTCTAGCAATTGCTAGTTGTGAGGCCTTCAGTACCACTTTTCTGGGAGAGGTGCTTCGTGAAGCTGGCGCAACTACATTCGCAGCCTTGGCCTTTTTGCGGGGCGCTTCTGTCGCCGCGGCATCGTCGTCATCCCCGTCATAATATTCGGGGAACCGGCGTTTCATAGTTGTGTCTACGGTTTGCCAGTATTCTTCGGAACCCACAAAGGAGTCACCATGTTCACGCTGGAGCTTTTGGTGAAGGCCGAGCGCAGAAGCAGTCATTTCAGGATCGGTACCCCACCATCCGTTGCGCTCTTGCCACGCTAGGGTTTTCTGGTCAGGCCGAGGAATATTTGGCTGCTGTTGGGGCGATACTACAGCTTCTTCTGGGGCTTGTAAAGTAGGTCTATAACCTTTTACTTGGTTTGCCCTATATGTAGCATCGTTTAACTTGGTCTGCGCATCCAGTAGCTTGTCGCTATCGCCAGATTCATAGGCCTCCTTATACTCCCGCTTGGCTACTTCTATGGCCGAGTTGGCGCTTTCACCCCAACTAGAGATAAGAGCCTGCTCGCCTCGGTTAAGCGTGCCTTTCAGCCGTTTATTCTCCTCAAGGACACGATTGGCAAAGGACAGCGCCTCCTGCTGCTCGCGGGACGCCTTCTCTTTCTCACGCCGCTCGTCATGCCAGACCTTCTTGAACTGCTTCAGGCGCTGTTTAACAGCATCAGAATACTCGCCAAGCTCGTCGTCTTCCAACTCCTTGACCAAATCCTTTGGTAGTGGTTGGCGATTTCTATCTTCTTCGGGGGTATCGTCCTCTACTTCAATCTGGAGGTTATCATCCTCAAGCGATACTTCCAGATCGTCGTCTTCGATTGTTGGCTTATTGTCGGCCATGGTACTTCCTCTCTAGTTATGCGCGGTAAATGCCTCTTGGATCATCGACGACGGCTTCAATGGAGTCGTCATTCAAAATCCGAAATTCCTGCCCGTGGATTTTCAAGCGTGAGCCTGCGTGGGGACGAACAACTACAAAATCGCCCTTCTTGCACCACGGTCCTCCGGGAAAGCGTTTATTGTCTATGTAGGCGTCGGGACCCAATTCCATTACGAATAGCACCGTAGCCAGTATCTCTTCGTTCTGAATCGTAATATCCGACTTCAACAGTCCACCGGCAAATTCCTTCTCCGCCGGAGGCACCATACACAGGATGCGGTATCCTGATGGTCGTGGAAGCTGTTTTGCAGCGACCTTATCAAGTTCTGTATCGCTTTTTGTGGCGAGTTTTATATCAGTCATCAGTGTCTTCCATCCTTTGTGCTAGTTCAATAACGTGGTTTTTGGCCATCAGCATACCGCGTATAATACCACAGGAGTATTTATACTCATCGTAACTAGACGCCCCGCCCATGGATAGCCCATCAATAATAGACTCCATGTCTCCGTCTAGTGTTTTTGATAGGTGTACCAGTATAGTATCACTCATTACTCTTCTCCTCCTCCTTCGTTAACCGGTGTTTCTTCGCTTTGCGCAGCCTGTTGTAGTAACTGTGTAGCCCTATCAATATTCTGCGTTTCTGCTGCCGCTTTACGGTCTGCTTCCCGCTCCGCCTCCGCGGCTGAAGTTTTAGCCACTTCTATACCCATACGTAGCCCCGACTCCTGCTCCTTCGCGGATAGCTGGGCCTTGGAGGTGGCGATTTTGGCACCTACTTCCAGTCCCTTCATGCGCTCTGTGGAAGCTAGACGTTCTGTGTCGATATCGAGGCGGTCCTTTGCTTCCGCGCCGTCGAGAACAAGCTTCTTCTCCTTGATATCCAGTTCCCGAGACTTCAATTCCAGTTCCTTCTGCTGCATCTGCACAATAGGGTCCTGTTGGGCCTGTTGGGCCTTCTGCTGCGCAGCTTCCTGCTGGTTCTTTTGTGACAGCCCCTGTGCGGCTGCGGCAGCGAGACGGGATATTTCCACCTCGGTCTGTTTGTCCATCTTTGCGTCTGGGGCAGGGTATGGCACGCCAGCCTGCTCTTCGATCTGCTTGCGGTACTCAAACGCCAAATGCTCCGAAATATGGGCGTTCATAGCAGCCATCATTGTCTGTGCCGCGGGGTTCTGCCCCATCAACTGCTGTATCTTGGGGTCCTGCATAGCCGACATATGGACCGTTATATGTGCCTCGTGGTCCTGATAGATGAACGCCTTTACAGGTTTGCCGTTGATAACACTCATATTCTCGCTCACGGGGTCATGCGGCTGCTCGTTGTCTTCCGGCATAGGGACCAGTTTATTGGCCTCCTTGATACCCAACACCTCAAGCATCTGACGGTGGAGCAGCGGGAGATTGTACAACTGCGGCGCGCCTTGCGCTAATTGCAGCACAGCCTGATACTGCACGACCTTCTGGGCCATGGTGGCTGCATTAGGGTCGCTGACCGGGATAACGTCCACAGTGTCGTAATCAGCCTGTTTAGCGGAGGCTTCCCCCTCCTCTGGCTCATAGTGGTAGTCATCGTCCGTGTTGTCACGGATAATGCCTTTAAGGATGCGGAATTCCTGCCGCATAGAATAGTGGATGCGGGCCTGAATGGCTGACATTATCTTGAGTGTGCGTTCAAGAATCGCCAGTGTCGTGCCTACGGGTGCTTGCGCACTCATATCAGACACCTTCATATCCGCTGCGGACGCGAAGCGCCTACCTTCCTCTACGATAGTATTGAGAAGCGAATAGAGTACTTGGCTAGGCTCTTTATAAGGCAGCGGCATGATATTATCGCGCATTGTGCCAGAGCCTACATCTACATCCCGGAATTCCCCCGGCCCAATAGGAGTGTCATCCCCTTTGACACGGAGGCTCTTAGTTTTGAAGCCCCCCGGTAGATTTGAAAGGGTCCCTGCGTCAACAAGCTGACGAATAAGACTAGTACCAGACTTAGCAAAAGCACCGATAAGATGAATAAGGCCAAAAGCATAAAAGCCAAAGCCCGGAACATACGAATAATGGACAAAATGATTACGCTTAGTTTTTCTGGCATCATCTTCTACCCAGTTCCTACGGATAGCCAGTATACTACCAGAACTCTTGTCCAGTGTAACTATATAAGGCCGTGCTATTTCATCATCGTCATCAACGAACTCGTCGTCTTCGATTATCAGGTTGATGTGCATTTCGAGCAGTTTGTAGCGGTCATCTGACTCCGCACGGAAGCCCATCTTATTGGCTATCTCTTTTTCAACGTCGTCGAGGGTGTTAACAGGCTCCCCTAGTTCTGTTGGCAGGTAAAAACCCGAGTTTTGCAGTTTTTTCAGGTCGTTTGGGGTTTTCCGCATGATGTGGGTCACGCGCTCCGCGGTTTCGAGGTTTGAAGCGCCATATGGCACCACAACATCCTCCGCGGCGACGTACATAGAGGTCTGCCGGTTCAAACTAGGGTCAAAATAACACTTTTTGAACGCATTTCCGGCCAGACCAAGCCCCCATAGCATTCTTTCATGCTCCGGGCGGTACTCAACCATACGTTCTGTAAGCTGGTAGTTCATATCGGACTGCACACGGGCCGCGGCATCGCGTTTTTCTTGTGTTTCCTTGCCAATAATCTGCGTTTTCACTGGCCCGGACGCCGGAAACGTCTCCATCATAGTCTCAGCCTGAAACTTAACGAGTGCTTCACTCAGCAGGGGATGGTGTACGCCGCACGCGCCTTCCCATGGCTCCGTCCGGTCTTCAATCTTCATCCCCAGCAGGTCCAACCCATCCACATAGGTCTGTATCCAGTCCTTGCGGGAGCTTTCGTCGTCCTCGTAATCAGATAGCAGTTCAGAGGAGAGGGAATTAAGCACGTTGTCGTCCAGATACTCCGCCATATTCTCGTTAAAGTCTATGGACTCCTCTGTATCTTCGCCTTCGCCGAGCAGTATTTCCATACCCTCATCATCATCGTTGGCTATGACTACTTCAATATCAGGCATCTCCTTATGGTGTTCTTCCATCGGATCAAGGGCATCTAGTCCGAGCGGTGCTTGGTTCACTGATTTTTCAACGGCCATTA